CTTGTGGGTGCCGCCGAGCAGGAGCTGAAGGAAAAGACTGAAAAGTACGCTGCCAAATCCAAGATAGACCCGAGTACTTATGGCTGCACGATGATGTCAAATGACGCATACCGTGAGGATGGCATTCACAACCTCTACAGCATCGGTCAAAAGGTCAACCTTATCAACAAGGCTTATTTCGAGAACGGAAGGCAGTCAAGGGTTATCGGATTTGAATTCAATCTTGATTTAGCTTATGATTCCCCTATATATACTGTCGGGGAAACCGCCGCCTATTCCCGTATCGGGGAGCTGGAGGAAAAGGTTGAGAGCCTTACCCTAAAGGGACAGACCTATACGGGCGATGGTGACAGCGGTGTGTATGTGATAAGAAGGAATGACTCTACACCGGCCACGGATAGTAACGTGTATTCCGCATTGCGCTCCTTAGTAATGTTCCTTCGTAAGGATCAAGCGGACGGAACAAATTTCTTATTGAAGTTCGGCAAGTTCATCGACTCCATGATTGCCGGTAAAGGTGCCGGTATCTATCCTGACGGGCGCGGTCAGTTCGAGCGTCTTGAGGTACGCGGCTCCGCAGTGTTCAAGGAAATCATCTATAACCGTCTGAACGCACAGGAAGGCGACACCTCATATTCCGAGAACGGAGTCATTGAGTCCGTGGCTTTAGAGAGCGACGGAACTTATACCCTGAAATTGCGCAAGCGCTGGGAGAATGACTTCACCGCATTCCAGGAGGGTGATATAGTGTACGGGATTGTAAACAACCTCTTTTCAACGGGGGAGTATTACGCCTCGTGGATGCGCGTGCTGTCCAAGAATGTCCCGGCCAACTCCATCTCGGTGTTGTCATACCCGGACAGTGAGGTGCCGGGCGGTAAAAACTATCCTCCCACAGAGTTGACGATCATTACCAGAAGAGGAAACGCCTTCAATGAGGACAGGCAAAGCTACTGGTATTTGTCCGCCACCACGGATAAATGTCTTGTCTGGCTGGAAGGAGTAACGAAGCCTGTCTTGGAACAGAACAACTATTACATGATATTGGGGCGTTTGCCCAATTTGGATTTGTTTGACAATCTCCCCGTCAACTATAAGCACTCGTACATATTCGCCCGTGCCGGCATCTTCGGTGAACTTTACCGGGTGGACTGGCAGGGACTGCCCGTACAGGAACTGGTGGACCGTGGCTTTTGGTCGGCCGAAGTCGCGTCCTCTGACAATCCTTACACCAATACGCAGGAGCGGGCGGACACGGTTTGGCACTACGGCTGCAAATGGAAGTGCCTGATGACGGGAACAGCCGACGAACCGCAATATGCGGCGGCCGGATGGGCGATGCTGGAAGGGAACCCGGAATTTACGATAGAGATCGGCAGCACAAAGGGGTGGTATTTTGATATCGAGACTTTTTCCACAACGCTATATATTACCGGCAAGCTGTACAACCGTGACGTGACAGATCATATACTTGACGCTGATGTGAGCTGGACGCGTGATACCGGGAATGTATCAGAAGATAACGCATGGGCGGTGAAGCGTGCCGGCGCCGGGAAAAATCTTCCTCTGACGATAGATGATCTCGGACCGAATTATACCAACATGCGGGTGTGTACGTTTAAAGCACAGGCGTTATTGCGTGACGGGCAGCAGTTTGAAGTGGCGGAGAATTTTGTAACATTTTAAAATGGTTTTATACAATGGCAACAAAGCAACGAAAAATAGAAATCAACTACCGGCTGTTACAAACCAGTTGTAACATCGAGGTGGTGGGCAGCGTGCCGGACATGCAGGTCTACCAGGCTGACAAAGCTGAATACACTCCGGACTATACGCTGACACCGCTGGTCCTGTTTCCGCGGTGCAACGCCACCGATCCGGAAGCGGTGACTAAAATCGGGGCGGTCAACTCCAGGCTGACCAACATGAAGTGGTACGAGCGCATCGGAACCACACGCACACTTATCACATCGACAAACACAGGCTACGGCATTACGGAGTCCGGTGACAGCAAGGGACAGATCACAATGAAAAAAAATGTCACCGTCCTAAAACCCGTCACGCTGGAGTTTTACGCGGAATATGCCGACACACGTACCGGACAGCTGTTTACTTTTCAGATGAGCCGTCTTGTCCGCGCGGTTGACGGTACGGATGCGATCCCCGTATTGACGATAGACAGCCCGTCCACGCTGGACTGGAACCCGGTGCGTGACATCACCGCACAGACCATCACGGCTAAACTGATGGTAGGCGACACGGACGTGACGGCTACGGGCAAATGCAAGTTCTTCTGGTACCGTCTGTTGTCTACGGGAGCGCTGGAGGCGATAACCACAGGAGCGGGTGACAACGACTGGGAGTTTGTATCACTGAACAAGAATGTATATAAGATTGACCGCAATTATATAGGTGATGACATCACGATTGTCTGCAAGGCCACCTATGCGGCTTCCGGGACTCCGGCATCAACCCCGGGCATATCGGACCCGGCAGTCTCTACGGTGATACGCCGCAGGATTCCGAAGATTGAAGCCGACTGGGAGGGCGTACCTACGGGTGTTCCGGATGGGACTTACGCCATCTTTCCCAGACCCGTCATTCGGGATACCATGGGGGTTATCCCGAATCCATCCGCCATGTTTAACTGCCACTGGTACGTCAAGAAGAGCGGAGATGCCGGATATGCCAAGGTTGCCGACGGATACTCTCCCAGGATACCTTTCAGCAACGGCATGATGTTAAAGCTGGAGGTGGAGGACAGAGGCCCTTACGTGGCGCTGACACAAAGCGGCAAGGTGCTCACACAGGGGGGCAAGGCGGTAGTAGTAAGAAAATTTGGATAACATTAAAAACAATAGAATTATGGCATTTTACATTAAAGTAACGAAGGAGGTTGCCGACCGGTTGCATCTGACCGATATCCGCAACAGGACAGCGGATGGCAATGTATTATTGTGGCAGGCGGACGTGGCACGTTTCCCCGGCGACACGGTATTTGACAGGGCCAAGGAAGCGGGCGGCATCTGCCTGACCCCGCAGGCGGCGAAAGAAGAGATAGACGGTACGGACCATCCCGTCGAAGTATTCACACCTGCCTCTTGGGGGGAGGACAACACCGAAAGCTCCGAAGGCACGGATAGTACGGAAACGACCGGGGAAGGAGGAGCGTCATGAGTTTGGCCAGCGCGACCGGACAGGTCATATTTTCGCAAAAGGGCGGCGTATACATGCCTGCCATCCAGTGTAACCAGGGAGATCTGTATCAGGAGTATATGGGCGAAGCGTCCGCGCCGACGAACATCGCACCGGATTTCGCTTCGCTCAAGCCCGTCTTGTCCTTCATTCTCACCTCTTCGCGGGTGGCGGAAGGGCTGGTGGTTCCTTCCTCCATGAAATGGTATTTCAATGATGTCGAGATCAAGTTCTCGGGCAATGTCTCCACCAACACGTTTGGCGGTGAGACGGGACATTTCAAGTTTATCCCTTACCAGCCCGGTACGACGGATTACTACGGATTGCAGATCGTCAAGAATCTGGTCAAGGCGAGTGGAGCGGCCTCTTGTACCATCAAGGGTGAAGCTACCGTGACGATAGGGAATACCAGCGACACCGTCCAGTTCGTCTATAGCATCCCCATCACCAAGGGGGTCGGAAACCAAAAGCATGTGACGATCATTGCCGGTGACAACAAGTATTTTACCCTTCGGGACAAAGGGCAGAGCTGCATTCTGAAAGCCGTAGCGCGCATGGGCAGTGACGAGATCACTACCGGACTGGCGTACAAGTGGTACAACCAGGTCAACGGTGCGTGGAGCGTGCTGAGCGGAAAGACCACACAGACATTGACCGTCACCAACGATATGGTTGACACGACAGGTGTGTTCAGAGTGGAGGTGTACCAGGGCGGCAAGCTCATCGGTCAGGACACGCAGTCCGTAATGGATGCGTCCGATCCGTTTGATTTGATCCTGAATCCCACGCCCGAGGACGAGACCATCCGGGAAAGTGGTGACACGGTGGTCTATAAGCCCATTCTGGTCAAGCGTGGAAGTACCACCAAGTACAAGGACATGACTTTCTATTTCGTGTTCATGGACAGTGCAGGAGTAGTCCTTAACCCGTCTACTTCCGGTACAGCAGCCACTTCCGGCACGTGTACTTGGGACATGTGCCAGCAGGCAGGAGGCAACGTGGCATGGACCATCACAACCAAGGAATAAGGAGGTGATATGCCGTTGGTGACTAGAACCGGACAGGTCAGTTTTGCTCCAAAAGGTGACAAGGGAGATAAGGGAGCGCGCATGCGTATGCGTGTATGGGGGGCGTCTGTGTCTTACCTGGAGGGCAAGCAAGGGCAGCAGTTTTACGACATTGTACTTTATGACAACCTGCTGTACCTGTGCATCCGTTCGCATACGTCGGTATCGACGGAACCCCCCAAACAGAATGTGGCTTCGGGAAAAATAAAATACTGGGAGGTAGCACAGAGCTGGACTTTTATCGCCACCAAGCTGTTGCTGACCGAGAAGATCAAGGCGTCCATGATTGATGCGGACGGTATCAGGGCGGTCAATGTGGACATCAGCGGAAAAATCACGGCGGATAGCGGACGTATCGGTCCGTTTTCCATAGATTCCGGTATGTTGTCCTCAAAAACTCTTTATGAGGGGACGGATTCCCATGTCGGTTTCAACCTGTCCGCCGGACAGATAGAGTTTTATAACGAAAGGACATTTGCACGTGTAAAAATCGGAGGGAACACGAAATTTGTCACAATCGAAGGGATATCGTATGATGCCGGAATTGACATACAGAGTCCGAATGCCATGATCGGGATGCACATCAAGACCCTGAGCATTCCTCTGTTCGTGGAGGGGGGTAACATTTTCCTTCATCCGAACAATGACAGTTATGTGTCTCTTCATGGCATAGTGGGGAACTGGAGGAACATATCCGTCAGCACTTCCCTGAATAACAATGATGACAATGTGATGTTTATTAATACGGGTAATATAGAAGTGACACTTCCTCCGGATGTTCCGGGACATACCATATACTTCAAACGTATGAGCGGCGGGGTAAGACTGACAGGCGGGCGCATCCTGCCTGCCCCCGGAGGAAAAGAGATGTCCTCCATTGATCTGGATTATGCGTCCGGATTCGTTAAATGTATGGGCAATTATTGGGTTATGTTTTATTGCGGATAACAGTATTTAATTAAGAATATTATGAAAGTTGATTTTACAAAATTTCCCCTGTTCACGGGGATAGACAGACAGGATATGGTGATAGCGGATATCCGTAAGGATATTGCTGACGGCATTTACAGGAACGTGCCCGGTCTTCCGGCGCACGTGCTTGCGGAGAAGATCTATCGGAACGAGCTTGTGGAGCTTGCCGATGACGAGATTCATATACTTGACCTCTACACTTCCGCTTCGGTGGGGCAGCTCGCCGACTCATGGCAGGATTATAAGAAAAACAATTTGGAAACTGGTAAATAAAAAATATTATGGAAAAGATGGAATTAAGTGAGGCGTTGAAAGCCAATGCCTCAGTACTGGAAGAACTGATGCCGATTGCTAATTTAGGAAGTAAAGGGCTCTTGAGAAAAGGCGTTCTTTCTCCTATATTGGTTTGCAATAAAGACTCCGTTCAAGAAGTATGTGTCGTTCGCCTAGCGAGTTCATCTAACGCCTATATCGGTATGATATTGTATGTATATTGGGGTGGTTCTACAGGTCTGTTCTTTATTAATAGTAAGACTGGTAACTCCTATTTCATAAGGAAAGTCAACGGTAGTATGATTTCTGAAATAGAGTTCAAACGAAAAAATGATCATCTCTTCGTTCGGAGCAAGACAAACACAGCTTCATTTCGTGTAAGTGCTTTGTTTTTGGATACTACTGGGGTTGACCTGTCTTTATCCATGAATATAGTTGATGAGAATCTGGATGATGCTGAAGATATAGAAATACTATAATTCTTTGGTAACATGAGGAGCGGACGGGTGTGGACCGGCACCCATCCGTTTTATCTCATTAAAATATGACTTATTTTTAATACTATGTTGTTTGTATTTGTTTCCAATCAGTCCAAGTTCCATTATTACATATTCGAATAAAAAATCTGCTCTGAAAATCTACAAAAGTTTGCTTGATGGTGACCTCATTAATAGCAATCGTTTCCAAGAATCCATAATTACTTGATGTATTGGGTTTATTATCCAATGATTGGGTTTTATCGACAAACATATATCCAGTATTATTAGCTTCATTAAAATCAGTAATTTCACCAAATCTCCTTTTGTACCACGTATCATTTATCCCTAACAGTCCTTCCAGCTCTCAAATATTGCTAAACTCGCCCGATTTCGGATGGATTTAGGAAGAATAATGTAAACTATTGGGCTTTCAGGGAGATACGCAGCATTATTCCGCATTCGTAAATGTGTGCCTTGAAGCCGTTTTTTGAATAGTTAAGCAGAAAAATTGCTACCTATCCGTTGCCCATTCCAGTTGTATGGAGTTGTTTGGAAATCCTTTCTGCTCCGACCGTAAAGAACGCAGTTCCATCATTTTGGCTTAGCGAAGGTACTTATTTTTTTTGAGATATGAAAAATATAGGTTCCGTAAGTCAATGGTGATAGCTTTGTCGATGTCTGACGATATTTGACATGCCGATGATTAACTCTGTCTCCGTTAATTTTGCAAACAATGGAACAGATTATGAATCAGACAGATGTAAAGGTTTCGTTCTACCTTAAAAAGAGCGAGGCGGATGCCAGGGGAAACTGTCCCGTAATGGCACGGCTTATTGTCGGCAAGCACTCTGAAACAGCATTCAGTGTCAAGCTTCGTGTGCCACAGTCATTGTGGTCATCCGGACGGGCATGTGGGAAAAGTGTTGCGGCAAGAGACATAAACAACAGACTGGATGAAATACGTGCTGCCGCGCTCGGCATCTATGCGGAACAATCTGCAATCCGTGAGGATGTAACAGCAGAGGATGTAAAGCATCAACTTTTGGGTATGGCTTCGGAACAGGAAACCCTATTAAGCTATTTCAGACTTTTCATTAGAAATTTCGAGAAACGTGTTGGGATTAATCGTACGGAAAAGACATTGAGGGCTTACTGCAATTCCTACAATCATCTGGTACGTTTTTTACAGATGCAATATAAGCTGTCAGATATTCCTTTTGCCGCATTGGACCGTTCCTTCATTGAAAAATATGACTTGTATCTACGTACGGAATGTTGTCTGGCTTCAGGCACAATAGTCAATCTTACCGTCCAACTGAAAACAATTGTCGGAGAAGCTATTGCTGACGGTATAATAACAGTATTCCCGTTTGTCGGATATGAACCGGTACATCCGAAACCGGAACAGAAATATCTCACCTCCGAAGAATTGAATAGGATTATGACAACACCTCTCCATGATCAGATTCTTTATCATGTGAGAGATATGTTCCTGTTTTCCTGTTATACGGGTATTCCCTACAGCGACATGTGTCTGCTGACAAATGAAAACCTTTCTCTCGCGGAAGATGGTACCTGGTGGATCAGGAGTTCTCGCAAGAAAACCGGTGTGGATTTTGAAATACCGCTTATGGAACTGCCGTTCCATATCATTGAAAAATACCGTGATATGGCTCCTGAAGGAAAGCTTCTCCCCATGTATTCCAACAGTTCATTGAATCGTTATTTGAAACGCATCGCCGAAATTTGTGGTATAGGGCGTAAGTTGGTTTTTCATGCAGCCCGGCATACCTATGCGACAGAAATTACCCTTTCGCATGGAGTCCCGTTGGAGACAGTCAGCAAAATGTTGGGGCACAGTCGTATTGAGACCACACAGCATTACGCAAAAGTGACAGACAATAAGATAGATACAGATACGAAAGCATTGGATAAAATAATTGCTGAGCGGTTTTCTGTAGTTATTTGATAATGGCAAAAAATAGGATTATGAAAAGAAATACTGACAATATGGAAATCAAACGTCGCAGTACATTTGCGATACTGTTTTATATAAACCGCACCAAAGTCCGTAAGGATGGAACGTGCCAGTTGCTGTGCAAGATAAGCATAGATGCCAAATGGGAACAGATAGGAACGAAAGTATCTGTTAACCCTGCCATATGGAATCCTGAAAAAGGACGGGCTGACGGCCGCAGTGAGAATGCCATCACCGTCAACCGAGCCATCGATGATTTGACCAAAGAAATCAGGGAGCATTACAGACGGATAAAGAACAACCTTGGATTTATTACGGCGGAGCAGGTGAAGAATGCCGTGATGGGGGTCGGCCAGAAACCGCTTACACTCCTGGCTCTTTTCCGGGAGCATAACGAGGAGTTCAAAAAACGTATCGGGATAGACCGGATAAAAGAAACTTATGACTCTTACCTGCGTTCATATAAGCATCTTTCGGCTTTCATCGAGGAAAAACGTGGCGTAGAGGATGTCCTGCTACGTAATCTTGACCGTGTGTTCTATGATGACTTTGAGCTGTTTCTTAGAACAGACAGGAAGTTAAGCCCGAAGAGCGTGCATGAACATCTTTATAGGCTGAAGAAGATGACCATGCGGGCTGTCAGCCAGGGAACAATCCGCCGTGATCCGTATTGTCGCCTTCATCCTGAACTGCCCAAACGGAAAAGTCGTCATCTGAAGCTGGAAGACCTGAAGACACTGCTTACAACACCTGTCGAGAAGCCACAGCTTCAGTTTGTAAGGGATATGTTCATCTTCTCCACTTTTACCGGACTTGCCTATACGGATTTGAAAAAACTGAGGGTAAATGATATTACCCAATCTGAAGACGGTTCATGGTGGATTCATATCCACCGCCAGAAAACAGGAACACTGTCTTCTGTCCGATTGCTGGATATTCCGTTGAAGATAATAGAGAAATATCGGGAACAGAGAAAGGATGACAAGGTCTTCAATCTGTATAGTCGTACGTATTTCATTATGCTCGCCCGCCAGTTGGGTGAAGTTTACGGATTTGAACTTACATTTCATAAGGCACGACACAATTTCGGAACCCATATAACCCTTTCATTGGGTGTTCCAATCGAGACAGTCGGCAAAATGATGGGGCACATGCGTATTGAGACCACGCAGCTTTATGCCAAAGTGACTGACAGGAAAGTGGACGAGGACATGAAACGGCTGAAAGCAGCCGGAATGGACCGAACTTTTGGCTTGTACGAAGAAGAGGTTATTGTCAGGAAACGGAGAAGAAAATTCGGATACCAATTGTCCGACAACAAAGAAACGACCTTGTAAAGAGGCCGTTTCTTTTACTTTTGCTTCATACCCATCGCTGTTCTTCCCTGCATCTTTTATATGCGTCGTCAAGAACTTTTTGTATGTCTGACTCTTTGTAAAGGGCTTTTCCCTGTACAAGATAGTAAGGTATCACACCGAGAGTCCGGTATTCCTGCAAGGTCCGCCGGCTTACTTTCAACAGTTTTGAAAGTTCCTCGTCCGTGAGGAAATAATCACCGTGGAATGCGGGCCTTGGAGCCGTCCGTATTGCGTCTATCATGCGCTCCATGTTTTCCAGCCCTTTGAAAATAGTATCAATTCTCGGGTCTTTTCTGTTTATAAGATCGTAACTCATGGCTTTCTTTTTTGTGGGTGATAACTTGACTCCAACAGGCTTTGCACATCTTCCGGCTTGTAGAAAAACTTGTTCTTGATCCGGGTAAAAGGCAACAGCCCTTTCTCTCGATATACTTGAAGCGTTCTCTTGGATATGCGGAGAACCCCGCATACCTCCTGATTGTCCATCCATTTTTTCAGTCCCGCGTCTTTAGCCGGATTGCATATACCGGTGACTTTTTTCTCTATCATGCTGAATCGAACAACCAGTTCGTCAAATGTCCGTTTGTCTATACATATAATTTCCAT